CACAGAGGTCTCCCCCGATTTCTCGGAGGTTTCCTTGTTCTTGTGTTCGATCGTGGTACAGGATCACTCTTGAGCGATCCATGCATCGAATCAATCCGTTGCGTTCGTCAGATTACTCTGATGTGGGCAAAGATTGAGGTGCCGTGTACTCCCGCAAGGGAGAAAGCGGCATTCGATGCATACGCTCAAGCTGAGCAGGATGTTCGCCTGTCCGATCTATCGGTCAAGTCGTCTAAAGCCAACCGGCTCGATGACTTCTCCAGAATCGGAAGACTGCTTTGGGCTGACTATCTGTCGTCTGTAGACTCTCGAGTCTACAACGATTCGGTCATGCCCAAGCACGGCCCAGGTGCCACTGCGGATAAGCTTCGCGGAAACGCGAAGTACAACAACCTGCAGTGGACGCGCCGACTCGAGGTCGTGTTCCCTCACTGGGAGCACCTGATCCCAAGTCCGCGCTTCCTCGGAAGCGTAGACCGCGTTTCTATCCTGGAACCTCGGGATGAGATACCCGTAAGGGTTATCTCTGTCCCGAAGACGCTGAAGACCCCACGTATCATCGCCGTTGAACCTACCTGTATGCAATACATGCAACAGGGGATTCTCTCGGTGATGGTGCAGCAGGTGCCTAGCTCTGACAACGCTAGGAATTTCATCTGCGCCGAATCGCAAGAACCAAACCAGGTCCTTGCGAGAGAGGGCTCCCTCACGGGAGGTCTCGCCACACTGGATCTCAGTGAGGCTTCGGATAGGGTTTCCAATCAGCATGTACGTCTCCTGTTGCAGAACCACCGCGCATTGCGCGAGGCGGTAGACGCAACACGGAGCCGGAAGGCTGATGTGCCTGGTCATGGCGTTCTTCGCCTGGCCAAGTTCGCGTCCATGGGTTCGGCTCTCACTTTCCAAATGGAGATGATGGTATTTACTACCATCGTCTTCGTTGGAATTGAGAGAGCACTCGGGCGATCCCTCCGTAAGAGCGACATTCAGTCGTTCTTCGGCAAGGTGCGTGTCTATGGG